GGATCAGTTCCAACTAATATTTCTTTTAATGTGTATATTTCTTTGGATGATGATTTCCAATTCTTTGGGTATGCGGTTAATCCGCTGAGAATTGATTATCCAAATTCTATCACTAAAATTCCAACTAGAAAACCTCCTGATGAGGAAGAAGGCTTGTTGTTGAAATTTCTTACGGAAACTAAATCTATAACTAGTGATTTATCTAAACTTCAAGGTATTGAGTTAGAAGCTCAAGCTTCTGCGCCCGTTCCAGAGAGTATTCAGGAAGAGTTAACAGCTTCTGCTTTGATGACTTCAAACGTGATTTGTCCAGACTTTCGTCCTGTGACGAATATGCGAGATCACATGAGGAGATTTTACAAAGTGTTTAGGAGAGGGTATACCTCAGATACTATTAATTCTACAGGAAGCTTGATTACTCTTGATGTGGCTGATCTTTTGGGACAGCGTACTCAGTTGATTGCTTCACCTGTTTCTAATACTGTGGGTTCAACTTTGGATTTATTGTCAAAGCTGTATTTAGGGTGTTCTGGTGGAGCGAGATTTAAAATAGTAATTTCTGGTACTTCGACTGCTAGTGCATGGTTTGTTCCTCCAGGAATTTTTGCTGGGCGAGCTGATGGGGATGCCGTGAGTTTTTCTACGATTCCTATATCCCGCTCAGTAGATCCTAACGCTTATGCACTCAACCATATTATGTTTCAGAATTTAATAGATTCGAGTACAAGCACTGATACTAGTTTTTCAGCTCAGGCTCCTATTCTTGAGAGAGCGAATTATGCTGTTTCAGCAGGAAATTTTAGCGCTTATAATTCTGCGGGAGGTGATGTTAATTATGTTCCTGATAGTACTTCCATTTTGGAATTTGAAGTTCCGAATATGAGTCCGTATAAATTTTACGGAGATGTTACCAAAGTATCAAGAGTTTCGTCAGCATACTTGGCACAATCTAGCACTTGTGCGCTTGGTCATATTGTTATTTATATACCACCGATGTCTTTAACAAATAGCATTCGAGTGGGTGCAAATGTTGCAGTTTATGCTAGTTATGACGATGTTGTTCGACATGGGTATCAAGTGTTCATTCCTTCTGTTATTATTCCTGCTTATAAAGACGGAACTAGTACTAATTGGGTGGGAGCTGATTTAAATTATCCTTTAGGATTTGTAGATACAGGTCCCAAGTCAACTTCCGC